GGATTTTATATCCCACGCACTCACGACGACTACTCTTAGTATTATTTGAGTACCCTTATCTACCTAATTGTGGTAGATGTATACGGTATACACCAAATTAAATTTTACTATCTTTACCTTAAGTTTTTCTTACCTCTCTTCTGAGAGGACTCTTTTTCGCCTTAAAGCAAGACGTTTGTCACGTTTTGTTTAGTTGACTAATTTAGTTACGACAATATTTACACTTGCATAAGCTGTCCATTAGACCGGACTGAATATTCACCGGGTGAATATTCACAAGGCTATTTCTATCTTGGATCTTATTTATGAATTCTACTGTTTAACACTTTTATCTATAATATCCTTGTTTAACACTGTGTGATATTTATAGTTGATATTTATATTTTAAGTCAGTTTGGATATGCGGTTTGTAAAACCAATACCAATAAGGCTCTTTACTCCTACATACTTAGTCCATATGTAGGCATTCTATACTCTGCTTGACTAGCAGATTCCACTGTTGTGGTTATGCAGTGGTCTTATAAGAACCAATTTTCTATTTTTACTCTAACCTTAGTCTCTTTGAGACGTTTTCAATGTAGATGTTGTTATGAAGAATACAACATTGAATCTTATAATTGTATGGTTTTTGATATTATTTCAAGTCTCATGACGGTATTATTACCTGATATAGAACCATTTCATACTATCTAGGATTTAAAGTACCCTTATAAACGCTTTAGTTTATTAGGCGGCGGAGTACCGATTATCCCGAAATCGGGTATAGGTTACCTATTTGCACGGAACAAGACCCTATACAGTTGTTTTTAGCACGGCGATTTTGCCAGACTTCTAATCTGATCCGCGAAATTATTTTCAACTCACCACTATATGTGGAAGTACAAAAGGAAGTGATTCCTCCTTTTGTGCTGCTCCTGACCCGTCAATTTACTCGAGAGTTTCTAAGCAGAAATATTTCCCTGAGAACATGAAGATTAACATTTTTATAATGATTATGATCTTCACAAACCCCACATTTTTATAATGAAGTTTTTACAGATGCTACAATCTCTTGGAATCGAAGCGAACGGTGACGTTACCGGTGCTCTTGGCGGAGCTAAAAATGCGTTAAAGTATGATTTAGATCTTATAAAACCATATCAGGAGTATGTGACAATGACGGTCCATGTTTATGGTTTTTGGCGCGATCTAACCAATTTTGAGTCCTCAAATAAGACAGAAGTAATTGGTAACGTCATTTTTTCATCATTACGTTTATTGTTAACGTATTTTGAAATAGAAGACGCAGTTATGTTTATGTCTACTATGTTTAAAGGACTACCCCCGAATTGCTTGCTAGAGGCACAGAGCGGAATACCTCGAGAATTTATTGATTCTTGGGATACTCTGGCTAATGGAGATCTAGCGAAAAAGCTAACGCGAGTGTTAGTAGGCCTGATTACTTGTCCTTTGACAAAATCATTTGGGCTTAAATTTACTGAGACTGGGTTTGATAATTTTATCGACCTCAGGGCCAGTAAAATAAAATTTACAACAGCTCCCGAATTAGTGCGCAGCACTCTGGATTTGATAGTTTCCTTTGGAGCTACAGGTTATGAGTGCTTCGTTGAGAAATCTTTACGGCCAGCTCTGGTGCGAGATAGGGCTGCCCGTGATTGGCTCCGTGATTTTGAAAGCGTTATGGATGAACTAGCAGACAAACCCGTGGATGCCAATTTTTCCCCGGCTCGAATAATAGAGTCAATGAATAATTTGTCAGCCCGTGGTGCCAATCTACTGGTGTCTTATCCCCGTGAAATTGGTCCTTGTTGGAAAATTCTCATGGATAAGCGAACTCGATTACGCCAAGAATATAATATTGCCAGTTCTCGTAAACCCCCTTTTTCAGTTTTAGTTTATGGTACACCAGGCATTGGTAAGTCTGCTGTTGTGCAAACTATAGCTACTATATATCAGCGAGCAATGGTGATGAAAGGGATCTATCCTGAATTGAAGTGGGATCCTGCTGTTAATATGTATACTTTCAACGTTAAAGATGATTTTTGGAGTGGGTATAAAGGTGCTGTTCAATGGTGTGTCTTATTGGATGATATTGGGCGTGAGCACGTTAACCACGTAGCAGCGGGAAAGATGACCTCTATCAATGAGATCATTGATATTTGTAATACCATTGGTATAGCAACTAATCAAGCTGATCTACCTGATAAGGGGGTTATTCCATTAATTCCAAAATTAGTTCTTGCTACTACTAATACTAAAGATCTCAATGCGCATCATGCTGTAGCAGAATCTTCTGCTGTCTTAAGACGTTTTCCCATTGTAGTGCAACCTATCTTGAAAGCTGAATTTTTGGACGCCAATACTGGTATGATGAAGAAACTGGATAGAGTTGTGCACGATGCATGGGACTTTCGAGTTGAAACAGTAAAGTTAACTATTCGAGGAGAACTTGGTTGTGAGAAGGTTATCACGACCCGTCACATCGTTCAAGGAAGTGACGGTAGTGATCTCATGACTGGGGCAGATCTTTCTGCTTTCTTGGTTGCTGAAGCTGTCAAACATGAACAAGCCAGTACTGTTATGCTGGAGAGTAACAAAGTTGACCCTTCTATTTGTATGTGTGAGCATGGTGTATTATCACACTTCATATGCAAACAGTGTACTTTAGAACCACAAGCTTGGACTAATCCTTTTGTCAGGAAAAAGACTTTTTCAGAAAGAATGAAGAATAAGTTCCTACATTTTGCTATTGATTATTTGCCTATAGAAACATACATGAAGACTATTCTTCAGGATTACACTTTTAGAGATCACATCCGCGTTGCAGAAACACGTCTGGGATTGCGCATACCTCAGCGGACGCAACGAGCCCGCGATGCAGTCATGATTTTCGGATCATGCACTCTCAGTGCTGTTGTGATCACAGCTTTGGTGAAATATTTTCGAAAGAATGATCGTTTGGAGTCTCAATCATCTAAGAATATTTGGGCTTTATTATCCAGTAACAATGTAGATTTTTCCCTTCCCAAAGTCCACAAGAAAGACAATTTGCAAGAATTGCTTTCGAGTGTACGTAAAGGCAGTTTTCGATTGGCTGTTAAAGCTGGGGATAAAGCACAAGAAGTTACTGCTTTTAGTTTCAAAGATGGTTGGTATGTGACTGTATCACATGTCTTTTTAACGGGGGATAAGTGGAGTTGTGTAGCATCCTATCCCTGTGGAAAGAACTATTCTTTGAAAAGCCAATGTCCGTTCACTTTATCTAGGAAATCTATAAAGTTTTTACCTAACGATTTGGTGATGTTTGAATGTGCTAATCTTTTGCCACGTAAGTTCCTTTACAACTTTCTCCCTAAAACAATAGATCGTGCTGGTCGTAATTTTAAAATATATGATCCACGTTTAGATATTTTGGGTGAGGGTATGTCAGTGAATTATGGTGCGCTGCAATATTTAGCTGATGATGGTTCACTTATCACTGGTAGCTTTATGAACGCGACTAGAACCGACAGAAATCCGTTGCGAGGTGATTGTGGTAACATTGTTATTTCACAATCATTTGATGGCTATTATATTTCGGGTATTCATTGTGCTGGAACTGCTAACAATTCTAGTTCTCGTATGATAATTACTCAAGTTAGCCAACAGTTATTGGATAGTGCACCGCCTTTATTAGCAATGTCTGAATATGTTGATTTTGATATTATCAAGCATGGTTCTAAGAAAAGTGGTCCTTTACAAACTCCACATCCCACCAAAGGCGTTCAACATTGGGTTAACGGTTACGCTATTCCCTTGGGTTCTTATAAAGCCCGTACATCCATGCAATCTCGAGTTAAGAAATCAATAATCCATGATGATATTATTCAAGAATTTGGTTTTGTGAATAAACTCACTAAACCATTGATGATTCCTGAAGAAAGAGATGGTGTATGGTTGAATCCTTTTTCTGTAGCAACAGTGGATCAAGCTAACATTACACCGCTATTCGATGTTAATGATATCATAGCTTGTGCACAATCGTATATTCAGGACGTGACTAAAGACACGGAATGGTTGTTAGATTGTGGACCCGTGGACATACGCACTGCTGTGAATGGTATACATGGTGATTCCTTTTTAAATATATTGCCTATGAGTACTTCAGGAGGTATGTTCTTTGCAGGTGCAAAAAAGCAATACTTTGATGTTTGTTTGGATGATGATGGTGTTGAATTTTACATGCCTAATGAAGAAGTACAGTCAATGTTGGATCTTTTGATCCGGAAGTATAGCCTTGGTCAGAGAGCGTGTGTTTTATTCAATGGTACACTTAAGGATGAGCCGATCAAGCAATCCAAGAGGGATTCAGGTAAGACTCGTATTTTCACTGCGTGTGATGTTGCCTTCAGCATTTTAGTACGACAGAAATACCTTAAGGTTACTAAGGCTATTATGAAGTATAATTTCAAAAGTGAATGTGCAGTTGGTATGAACTGTTATTCCAAAGATTGGGAGAAACTAAAACATTACCTGTGCAGATTTGGTGATGATAGGTTGATAGCAGGGGATTATTCAGCATATGACAAGAACATGCCAGCTGCATTTATTAGAACCGATTTTTGGATTCTTGACTCGTTAATAGCTGTGCACACTAAGTTAAGTCCGCAGGATATACTTATTATGCGTGGTATAGCTACGGACATAGCGTTCCCAATTATCAACATGAATGGAGATGTTATACAGTTTTTGGGAGGTAATCCTTCTGGAACACCTTTAACTGTTATTATCAATAGTCTCACTAATTCTATCTATCTTAGATTTGCTTTCCTTAAAATTGAGGGTCCTAAGAGCTTGCCATACTTTAAAGATAATGTGACTCCTATGACGTTGGGTGATGATAATTGTCTCGGGTCAGCACTTGATTCATATAATCATACTGCCATATCCAATGTTTTGTCTGCGCACGGTATCCCTTATACTATGGCTGATAAGGAATCCGTGAGTGTGCCATTTATTAACATCAACGAGGTTGACTTTCTGAAGCGCAACTTTCGTTCTGTTGATGGAAGAATAGTTGGACAGCTTTCTGAGAGTAGCATTTTTAAGTCGCTTACAATGTACGTTGATAAAGGTAATATCAGTCATGAGGAACAACTAGCTCAGAGTTATTTAGCAGCACGTCGAGAATGGAGTCTTTATGGGAAGGACTTTTTTGATCACCATTGTGGAATAATGGCTAAAATCCTCTCAAACTATTCTGGGGTGACCAGATTTTTTATTCCACAGCACCATTTATCGTATGAGAATACGATGAATTGGGTGCGGGAGGAATAAATGGCTTCGGCCGAGTCAGGGGCGACTATAACACCCCGTTGTGCCTAGTAGCAATCGTCTTAGGTGGAGAGTGGCG